TCATTAATGAACTCCTAATACATGAAGTGCGTGTTCATAATGTTTAATTCTATCTTCAAGTCCAATGGTACCACCATTGATACGCTTTGTTAATGTGAGTATGTCGCCTTTGTCCGCCCATTGGTTTAGATTGTTTGTTTCCCAAAACCAGCAAGCAGATTGAGCTGCACCTTCAAATGTTTGTAGATATTCAGATGCTTGTTCAACAGGTATTTCAATTGAGGCAGCAAACCAAGAATAGTTTTCTTTACCTGTCAATTGAATTAAACCACGACCACAATAACGAAAACCATCACCAGATGCCTCATCGCCATTACCCATGCGATTAGCATAGATACGATTTGCAATTGCTTCTTGTTTATTTGGTTTGTTTGCATACTCATTCGCCAGTTCATCTGTTGGAAAATACTTAGCAAATAGTTTGCGTAGTGTTGCAGCTTTGTAATTTAGATTCTCTTTGAGAAATACAAAATTACCAGATTCGTGAGCGCATTGTGCTATAAAGGCTGCAATACGTTGTGGTGTATCAATGCCATAGTCAGGCAACAATTGTGCCAATGCACCGTGCCATTGGCCAATGTATGGATTCTTTGGCAGTAATTGCTTGAGTTGTTCTAGTGTTAAATCCATTATTTTTTAAACATCCCTAAAACTTTAGCTTTGATTGCTTTAGCCCAAAAAGGTTCTGGAAAATGCCAGCCTACAAATGCTCCTACTGCGATCCAAAATAGTGTATCTAACATATTTTTCTCCTATGCCATTAAAGAAGCCGCACTAATAGCAGCGTTGATGATTACATTTAATTGCTCTTTCAATGCCAATCCTTCAGCATCGTCAGCAATACCTTCCATAATATTAATACCTTTTAACAATTCTACATATTCTTCTTTACTGATTTGGCCTTGTTCTAGAGCCTTATTATACTCAATGATGTAGCTATTTAATAATTCTGGTGTCATCTTGGTTTGCTCCCTAAAACATGTTGAATGGTATCTGCTGAATTAATTACTTGCTGTAACTTTGTTTTACAGAAAATTGGTGAAATCTTTTCTGCTTTGTTAAAATAATCTCTTGTGTCTTTTGTTAATGTCAATAACTTGGTTGACATATTATTTGCATCTTTGTTTCTTGGTATGTGCATCGTAAAGTTTTTGAACTCTAACGATTTAATATACAATTCATTTACCTGTGTAACAACTAACAGATGGTTGCCACAGTTTTCTTCCGCTATCTGTGCCTTTGTTTTAATTTCATTCACTAAAGCGTATTCGGTCGTATCATATTTGGCCATAAAATAGGCATCAAACAAGGCACAACCAGACAAACTAAACGCAAATAGAACTATAAGTATTCTTTTCATAATTTCTTTTTATTTTCTTTCTCACGAAATTTATTATATTCTTTTAGTGCTTCTGCTGGCATGGGTTCAAAACTAACACCTACCGCCAATATACAATACTTTTGTTCTTCTACTTTTTCCGCAACCGTAAACGATCCTGTTTTTTGATTTACAAAAATTACAAGTGGGTTAAAAATTGGAACACCTAGCACAGGAGAATTCAATGCACGAATAAACGGAACTTCATCAAACTCACCTAAAAGCTTGTATATGTTTTCTTTGTTCACACAAGAGACCGTGCGAGATTCATTTATTACCTCTTGAGCAAATACAAGATTAGGTATCATGCACAAAAGGATTAGAAGTTTTTTCATTAGTTACACCATGATTGCTTTGCATCGCCAAAATACTCACGAGCAAAACCATTTTTAATTAAACCTGTGCGTAGTGATTGACCATCTAAAATGATATCACCCAAGACACGGCCACCAAATTTATCCCAGCCATACAACACAACTTGACGCTTGGTAGATTTGTTGACGGCGGCTTTTGTAAATTCACTAGCGGCTTTACCTCGTGCATCTTCGGAAGGACATTGAGCTCTATGTCCTTTTTCGGGAGTATCCACGCCGAATATTCGCACGGCAAGTTCTGGCTTAAGTGGTGCCGGTAAAAAGGGAGCCGCTATGACCACAGTATCGCCATCACTTACACGGACAATCTGAGCATCATAGGTTACACCTTGCGGAGTTTTTTGTGCCATTGCCATCATAGGCACGGCAAGTAATACTAGTAATAGTTTTTTCATTTTACACTTTCAAATATTTGTTTCTGTTGTTTATACCATAATTGCCATGCATTATATCTATCTTGTAGTTCATAATACAATCCATAATTCTCATTAGCATTTTGTAACAAATCGGCTAATGTTTTTTTATTCTCATTTAGAGGCTTTAGAACCGGAGCGGGCTCCATTAGCACTTGAGGAGCTTCTGGAAACTTTTGGCTCAACGGCACGGTTGTAGAGCACCCAAGCATCATCAGACAACTTACACTCAGCGTTAATAGCTTCCCTTTTTGCTTCAATATCTTTAGCATTCTTATTCACCTTCTCTTTAATCAACTCTTTATTCTTGCTAACTTCAGCTGCCAACTTCTCATTGGCTTTGGCAGATTTAACTTCTGCTTCTTTAATCTTTGCTTGCATTTCGGCTATTCTGGCACGATATGACATTTCTGTGGCATATCCTCCTTCAAAGAATACACCAATCACCAATAACACTATACCTAATTGTCTGCCAACCAAAGCGTATGGTTGAATTACAGGTATAAATCTAACAATTGATCCTATAAATGTTAATATAAGTCCAAGAATGACCAGACCATGTATTGCCCAATGTAAAATCCAATCAGGTATGAATGACAAAAACCACATTTTTAAGCCTTAGGCTGTTTTCTCCGAATCGACATTAAGATTGGAGTTTTTTTCTTTTTTAAATTGACACCAGGTTCACCATCTTTACCCACACCGATGCCTGCGATTGCACCACCACCCACAACATTAGCAATTCCATCTTCATTGACAGATTCCTCAGGTACACAATTTGGTACCATGCGATTACCTTTTTTCTTTAATCCAACAGCTTTATATCCTGTCCAACAAGCTTCAGTTCTCACATTGATTGGTGCGCCACGGCGTTCTGGATTAGGATCTTCTCTACGTTTTCTTTGAGCTGCAGAAGCACGAGCTTCTTTACCAATTGCATGAGCTTTGGCTTGAGGTAAACACTTTGGTTTGCCTTCACCTGGTTCTCTTGCACAATCACCTTTAATATTACCCTTGGTGTCCATTCGAACCCATTTTTGTTTAAACCATTTACGTAAATCTTCACCCAGGTGTTGTTTAAAGCTTTTCATTAACAGTTCCACTTTCTTAAAGCTTTGTTGATACGGCTATCCGGATCATTTGCTGTTTTAGCTGATGTTAATCGTTTTTTCATTCCACCCATTCTTGCACAAAATGATTTTCTGCGATTAGCTGCTTTGGAACCTGGTTTTAGTTTAGATGGCTTTGTTGTGACAGCCATTGATAATTTAGAACCTGGATTTTCTCTACGATATGAAGCAATACCTTTACGATTTAGACCGCCTTCTGGATCTTTACCTGCAGAACGTTGCCATGCTGGAGATTTTTCTTCTAAGTATTGTTTAAAAGTTTTCATATTTTTAGTAGTATCTCTGCGATATTGTTATCTAAAGGAATATCTCCGGTTCGTATATTCTTTCCGTTAATGCCATAAATCATATCCGGTAAAATATTCAAATACATCAAAAATGTTTTTAATACATCATAATCTCTTTGATCTATTTTATAAAACAATATTCTCGCTGTTGCTTCTGGTTCAAAAACATTATTCAATAAAATAATGTGATTTAATATCAGCCTTTCTTTTACAGATTTTGTAATTTTATATCTACGAAATAATCGTTTTAAATATTTTATTCTTTTAATATCACTTTCAAACTCCGACATCATACACATTGGAGAATTATAGTGTTTTACGGCATATATTAAAAAGTTTTCATCAGTCAAATTGTCAAACATATTATTATTTTTATTTCTCTCAAATTCAAATAATGATTATTTAAAAATAATATTATGGGTTAGCTGTATTAGCGATTGTTGTTGCATCACCGTCACCAGTCATGCTGGTTAAAGTAACCAATGTTTCATATTGAACACGACCAGCACGACCACCTTGGCCAGTAGTTTTTAATACCCAACCAGCATGTGCAACACCAGCTTGTTGGTTATTTGCTGTTTCAGCATTATCAATACCAAACAATCCAATAGTTTCACGAGAGGTGTAAACGTTTGCTGTTGTGTTTGCATACAACAAAGCTACGTTGGCTGCTGTTGGGGCTGAATAATTAGCTTTTACGTTTGTTGCGTTAACAATTGTTGAATTAACAGCCCAATATGGTGCATTGTTTGCGTTATCAATTTTTCCGTGCGATGACATCTTTTTCTCCTTTAAATGTCCGTTGTTAGTTATTTATCTCTTATGTTTTTTTGTTTTGATCCAAAGGAGGACCAGGTTTTCTCATTAATGGATCAATTTCCAGGGTATCTCTGTCCTGACCAGTTAAAGTTTTACCTCCAGTTAAAACTGCTGCGGCTTGTGGTTCTTTATCACTTATAGTCAACTTTTTATCAGCTCTTACCATCGATGGTTTTTTACCATAGGGAGTTTCAAGTTTATCTGTTTTTTCTTTATCATACATGATACCACCACCAGATTGACCATCAACACCTTCTTTCATGCCTTTCTTTTTATATAACGACTTAATCATACGAGCTGATTTAGACATTTCTTTTCTTTTATTGTATTTCTCATCAGCCGGTAAATCAACAATTTCCATACCTGTTGTTTGTGTAGCAGCATATGAATCTTGATAAGTATCTTCTTTATTAAGTAGTCTGGATATAAATGAAGCCTTTTTAGATGGGTTCTTGGCCAGAGTTTTTGGTTTAGGATTATAACTTGGAGTGCCCAAATTTACCTTAACATTCCTTTTATTTTTGATTGAATCTAAAGCAGCTTGAGATACATGACCTTGAACTCCTGTGGAAAAAACTTCCGACACATCTTCAGTTTCTTCTGATGTTGGTTTGTAGCCAGCTAAACGGTCTAAAGCTCTATTCCAACTTTTGCTATGGGATTTAATTTTTTTGTTGTGGTCTTTTCTGGTCATACCTGGTTTTTTCTCAGGTACAACCGGTTGTTGTTTTAACCAAGAAAATACTGTAGATTTTTTGAGTTCATCAATCTGTTCAACTTCTTCATCAATACCACTTCCATGAAATTTATGAGCAATATGCATGGCCAATTTTTCATGTTTTTCTTTTGGTACATTGGTACTTCTTAAATATGATAAAGCTGATTGGTGGACTTTATTATCATCTCCAGCATCACTATTATAAGGAGCATGTTCAGAGTTTGTCCAATTATTGAAATGGTGTTCAACTTCTGAACTGGAAACTTCATCAATCTGTTCAGCTTCTTCTTTGTTTAGATGTTTCTCTAAACGGTCAATTGCAGCAGTCATACCAGAACCATCTTTAGATTGTTTCTTCTGAATCTCATCGTGTTTCTTTTCTCTTTCAGCTGCAGCTGCACGAAACTTCTCTAGTGCTGTCGGTTTCTTTTCTTCAGAAAATGACCGTTTAGCCATAATCTTGGCTAATTTACTCATTGCTTTCTTACGGGGTTCAGCTCGTTTTGGATCTTTACTGGTTGTTTTCAGAACATAAGATGCCAATGTTTCTGGAGCCAACTCATCAAGTTGTTCAGATTCTTCTTTTAAACCTAAACGGCGAGCCTCTCCTTCCATAAAAGAGTGCAGACTTTCGAATTCGCTAAATGATTTAGCAATTTTAACTTGATACCATTCCTCTACTTCTCCACCTTTATCAATGTAATCTAAAATTTCTTCACAGGCATATTTAATAAAATGTAGTTGTGCCTGAACCATTTCTTTTTTTTCAGAAGTGTCATTCTCTTTAATTTTTTCTTCATAAAATCGCCTGTCATTCTGATGGTCTGTTTTCCATTTTGCAAACTCAGCTGATTTTGCATGAGAAATTTTTGTATCTTTTGTTACAAATCTAGGATTGATTCCTCTAGAATTTAAATATACACTTAGAAGCTTTTCTTCACTGGCTTCACTAATTGTTTTATTTTCTATCATTTTTAACTTTCAGATGTGCCTAATTTACCTAACATTTCTGTTCTAACTTTTTTTAATGCTGCTTTGGCCAAATCTCTTGCTCTGGACATTGGTGTATGAACTGCACCAGATTTGTCTTTAACATTACTCGGAATTCTTGTATATGGTTGTTCAAATGGAGGTGCATCATCCGTTTCTGGACGTTTTCCTTCTTTAAGCTTGAGTGATGAAGCAGTTTCATGTGATTTTCTTGCTGGTGTGTCATCTGGTTGTATTGCTATAGGTGTAGAATCTTTTGGTTGATGTTCGCCTTCTTTATCCAAAGGCCTAACTCTTATTTTATAGGATTTAAAATCATTTGATTTACCACCAGGCATGCGACCAATTAATGTATCGGTTGTTATGGCAGAAGAATCTTCAGTTCCTTCTTTCATTGCTTGTTTTGTTGCTGTGGCATACATTACTGATTTAGCATCTTTACCATAGCGTGATTTGAACCCAGCCAAACCTTTTTTCATTGACTTAACAATTTTTTCACGTTTGGCCATTTCATCATCAGTCATTTGCTTTTCGTCCAACTCAACTTCTTCGCTAGCATAAGCCTTAACGCTGTCGTGCGGATCGCCTCTCATCAGTTTGCGACCAATTGCTGTATCTACATTGGAACCTAATCCTAATTTTCTGATTTTATTATCACGCCTAAATTTAGAACCCAATTTAGCTGCATAAACTTTTGCCTTAATTTTATTATCTCTTGCTTGTTCGGAAGCTTCATCCAATTCTTCAGCTTCTTCTTTCTTCATTGATTTTTTGAAACTTTTATTCAACATAGGAAGTAAAGCGCTAGTGGTTTGTTTGACGGTAGGACTTTTTCCTGGTGCATTTAAATCTGTTGGATCTTTTTTAGCGGAAGATTTAAATGCCTTCGTCAAAGATTTACCTTCTTTACTATCAGGATGTGGATATGTGTCCATTTCATTCACCTGTTCAGATTCTTCTTTAACAGATTTCCAACCACCACCCATTGCTTTGTATTTTTTAGAAGCCCAACCATTGGCATATGCAGAAGGATAAACAGCAAACTTAGATTTGGCAGCCGCTTTGGCACGAGCCCATTTTTCTGGACTTGTTGGCACATTCTTCTCATCAATCTGTTCAACTTCTTCATTGCGTGCTTTTGCTAGATTTTTTGGATCAGAAATAGAATCTTTTGAACCAGACTTTACTTCAGCTGGTGTTAATGGTGCATCACCACGAGCTTTGCGAACATAAGCAGGAATATCAGAACGCTTCATGCCTTCGATTAATTTCTTTGCAAAGTACATATCTTCTTTGACTTTCTTTTTGCTACGGAGAATAGCAAAATCATGAGCGTCAACTTTATTATTTTTATTGGCATCAATCTTATGTTGGTCACCCTTTAATTCTTCAGCAACTTTCTTTTTGGTGGCTAATGCGGACTTCATTGGCTCTTTTTTGTCACCGTCTTTATCAAAGTCTAAGTAATCTGGCTTGGCAGCTTCATCATACTTACCTTTTGTTTTCTCATGTTCTTCTTTGTCTTTCTGCATCAAGTCTTTTGTTTTAGGACCTTTGAGGTCATCAACAGAAGATTTAGTTTGATCTTGTTTAGCCTTTGCAGAATTACCATAACTACGGCCATAAACTTTCATGCCTGTAGAAGTGGGTTCTTTGATGGGACTGGCTTCACCAATAATGTTTTTAACAGCATCTACCAAAGATTGGCTTACATTATTTTTTGTAAACATTTTTTTCTCCGTTGTTTTTCTTCTTTTTAATTGTTATTGTTTGAGTTTGGTTATCCGATGGAGTAACCATAGGCTCTTTATTTGAAGCACCACCAAGTGTGCCACCAACACCCATGTCGTTGGCACCAGGATCATCTATTGCTTCTAATACTTTTCTAAATTTATTAAATTGCTTTTGTTCTCTATATGTTACATCGCCAAGACCGGACATGGGATATACTGTTCCCTGCTGGCGTGTATCGTATTCTGGACCTATTCCGGTCACATTTCTAATTCTTTGGCTTACCGACTGTATGTCGGTAAACCGTTTTTTGCTTACTTTTTCTTTGTCCTTGGAGAAATTGGTTTCTTTGGGGACTGGCGAGATTTTGAGGACTGGCTTTTGGGCTTCTGTGTAGGTGCGGAAGTTGTAGCTGCCGCCTCGTTTGTTTGCGTTCCACTTGATGTCGTCTGCGTTGGGGTCGCTGGCTCGATTGTCGGCTGGGATACTGTCGAGTCCGTTTGTTCGGAGCTCTGGTGTGGTTTTAATTTTATAAAATCGATTAGTGCTTTTAACATTTTTTTCTTCCTTAAATAATGAAATATTTCTATTTTTCCAATCACTAGCGATATCACTTATATTGCCAGTATCCAAGAATTGTTTAGTAAATTGATATACTTCCGTAATGTCCTCTTCCTTGGTATCTATATCACCGGTATTATCGAAACCGATAAAATCCACAAATGATTCTCTGAAATATTTAGTATTTTCTTGACATTTCATCCATTTATCATACCGTACAGACTCCACCATCATTCTAGACAATGCTGAGTTTCTCTCCTTACTAACTTCATTTGTGGTATTGACAAAAATCATCATTGTGTCATACCCCAATTCTTCCAATTCTTCTTTTATATATGACAATTTTTCAAAATCATCAGCTGGTCCGTTAATAATTAATGGACCCCTTCTACGAATAGATTCTCTACGGAAATCACTTGTTTTTTCTGATAGTTTTTGTTTATCACTCAAGTAATCTCTGGCTTGAACAAAATTCAATTCTACAATTTTGGACTCTGCAATGGCTTCACGGATTACAATATCTTTACCAGAACCTGGACCACCAGTCACAAAAATGGCTTTAAATTGGCCATGATTATGTGCTTCATGTAGGCCCATACCTTTGCGTGTATCGTGCATGAGGTCTTTTGCATGTTTATCTGACACATGATCAGGAACACCTTTTCTAAATTCTCCAAAGTTTTTATTTTTGGCGTGCTCTCTCATTTTGGTGCCTGACATTCCGGTGGAACCTTCAGCGTCCGGATCACGGTGGCCAGCAGAATGAACAGTAATTTTTTTAAAATCGTAATGGCCGTGTTTACCTTTTACACCATTATATTTGTGTAGTGAATCTTTGAACTCTTTAACACGGTCAGAACCAACAACCACATGAAGGTGGGTTATACCTTGTTTGTGTAATTCGGCAGCATGATGAAAGATAGATGGATGTTCTTTTGAGGACGATTTTAAATTAGTACCTGGTGCATATCTTTTTAAATGTTTAACTTTAGATTCACCAGACAATGGATTTTTTTTAGAATCTTGTGAATGAGATACCACAACAGTATGACCTGCATTGTTTTTATCTGCAACTTCTTTGACCTTATGAATAAGTTTAAGGTGTCCTGTTGTAGGAGGATTCATCCGACCAAAAGTCATCACATGATGTTTCTGTGACGATTCATCTTCTTGAACTAATTCTAAAAATGATTTCATTTTGTCTTTTTAATGTGAAGCGGCCGGAGTAACGGTATAATTTGATGTATCGGATTTTAAAGCATTGCTATTTGTTTTTGGTCTATAGTGAGCTAGTGCTGTATGTGAACCATTTTTTTCAACTTTATGTAGTGTTACTGTAGCACCGTTTCTAGATACAGCATATTTTGATTTTTTATTATTAAAAACTTTATTTAATGGATGTTCACTTCCGGGTGTAACAGTAGATTTAATTTTATGTTCTTCGTGACCCATCACATGAACTTTAGACCAAGGCATTTTGGTATTTGGTGTTAAATGTTTTTTTAACATTTGGCCAACCATTCTATGTCCTTCATCTCCAGTATGGTGTAATAAATGATGTATATGATTATGTAATTCTTCAGCAGTATCTTTATGTACTGGTTGAGCTAATTTGCTTGCCTTTTGTTCAACGGAAGAATGCTTTGTGACATTTTCTTTTTTTCTAACGGCATCAATATGTCTACCCCTCTCAGCTGCAGATTTATCACCGTGACCCATTTCACTATGAACTTTTTTTAATCCTTCTCTTGCAATTTTTTCAGTTTCTAATTTTCTTGTTGGGTGGTCTAACATATGATCCAAATGTATTGCTGGATTTTTAGTTGTTATATTTTTAGATTTTTTGGACGATTTTAATGAAAATCCATCATAATTATGTTCATGTCCGGCACCAAATTCTTCCTTTAAATGGCCAGGAACATATGTTTTTACTGTGATGTCGGATGGATTTTCTTGAGTATCGTTATGTTTTCCTTGTGTGAATTTTCCAATATCTCCTTCTTTAGATGTGTGTCCAACTGCAGCAATTTTAACGTGAGGACCATGTTTTTGTTTTAATGTTTCTATAATTGAACCGGCTGCTGCTTTACCGTGGGCTTGTCTTAACCTAAATTCTTTTTCGTGTGTTTTATTTGTTACATATTTCTTTTTAATGTCAGCTAGAGCTTTTACATGTGAAGTTAAATCTTTTTTATGTTCTGGAGTTCCATAAGTTCCATGTTGTGTATGCATATGATGAATTAAATGTATTGCTGTGGAATGTTCTGTTGTTTTTCCTGAAGGATCATTTCCAAGACCTTCTTCTTTTTTTTCTTCTCTTAGATGTCCTTCGTGATTTTCGTGACCTGCTTTTTCTAATTCATCTTTGGTGGGAGTATCAGCATTATGTTCCCAATGAACTAATTTTGTTATATTATTTAAATTTTTGTTATAAAAAACAGCATGAGAACCGTTAGTATTATTAAAAACATGAACATCAACTTTATGTCCATCTTTTGTTGTATATGTATGGTGTGGTTTTAAATTTGAAAAATCGTGGTCATCACCAAAATTTTCTTTAATTAGTCCGGCACGGTCAAGATATATTCTTAATTGTAAACTTGTCATTTTCTTACCTTTAACAAATTTTGTTTAGCAAATTCTGCACGGTTAACCAATTTGGTTGGTTCATTTTCGTGGTGAACCACAAAGCCTTCAGGTTTAGATTTTTTGCCATCAATATGGTGTTCATAATGACCTTCATGTGTTTCTAAGGATTTCACCAAAGCATTTTTGGCTTGATGTAAATGGTGATGCATCGACAATAAATTTCCATAATGAGCTTTGTGTTTTTCAACATGAGAAATTTGAGATTGACCTTCTTTTGTTTTTTCAGATTTTGATTTTTCAGATTTTACTTTTGCGGCCTGCTTTTCATGAACGTTGTGTATATGTTCTTTAAAACCTTTAACACTCGGAACTTCATCATGTTTTACTGTTTTGTTTATGTATGTTGATAGGTGGCCAGCTTCTCCACTATGTTTTGGATGAACGGCATCATACATCTTGTGACCATGTGTGTCGTGTATTTCTTTGGCTGCAGCCATATGTTTTTGAAAATGTTTTTCATTTTCGGCTGAATGTTTTACTTTGCTTGTATCATGTTCTGCGCCATGAATATGTACATCTGGATGTTCTTTGAATTTGCCCATATCAATATGTGGAGAAGCGTGTTTCATATCATCACTATATTGATGGTGAACAACAACACCAACTTTGGACTTTTTAATCTTTTCTGCTTCTTTACCTTTGGCAGTATATGTGATTGTATTGGGAGTAAACGAAACATCACCTTTTGCTTCTACAATGTAACTTTCGTGTAAGGTCTTTGTGTCGGCATGATGCATTAAATCACCTTGATATACGCCATGTTTTGGTGTAACTTTTGGTAAATGTTTTAATGCGTGTTTGAGTGTTTTTGCTAATCCTGGTGCATGACCATGATTTTTATCGATATCTTTTTCTGTGTGATTAATCTTTGGATTTTTATTGAAGGCCGATTTTGTTGCAACAAAAAACTTACCATTCTTAGGATGGTGACCAAAAACAATTGATGGAGAACCGTCATATTTCATCGTGAGATTGGTGTTTTTATTTTTGCTGATTATATGTTGATGAGCAGCCATCAAAGCGCCATGTGCATGTTCAAAACCAGCATGGCCGTGCATTAATGGTCTATCTTCAGCATGATGAATATGTTTGAGTTCGGAACTTTGTTCCGATTCTTCAGTTAAGAATGACTTAAATGATAACATTGAATTTCCTTTGGATTTGCAACACACTATGGTTGCCGATTTGCTTATTTATACAACATTTAAATCTTGATGGCTAAACTATAAGGATATTCGATTCGATATATACGCCGCCGGATTGTTGGATTTAAAACAATTTTTGTGTCCAAGTTTTGGGAGTTTTCTCGGAAATAATTTCCAGTGGTAGGTGATACTCAAAAGGTCTTGTTCCTCTTGAGTTTATATAATCAATCTGTTTTTGTAGAGATTGTTCCAATGAAATTTTTGTTTTATAACCAAAGAAATATCTGATTTTATCGGCTGAACAGTTGGCGTGTTTTACCTCTTGTGGTCGACCTGGCATGAATACTGGATTTAGTTCGAAATTCAACAGCTTGGCAACAACTTGAGCCAGTTCCAAAATGGTTACCGGATTCTCATCAGGTCCAATATTGAATATTTCTCCAACCGCTTTAGGATTCTCAGCAAATTCCACAAGGCAGTCAACGTCATCTGATATATCAGAGAAACATCTGGTTTGTGAACCATCAGCATAGATAATAGGTTGGCGGCCTTGCAACATCAAATTAATCATAATACTTGCCACATTTCTAAAGGGATCATCATACTTCTGACGAGGGCCAATGATATTGTGTGGAATAGCAATAACTAGTTCAATACCGTGTATCTCGGCAAGATTTTGTAGTAGTAATTCTGTACCATACTTTGCAATACCATATGGGTCTTGTGGTTTACAAGTCATATCTTCGGTGAAAGGAACTCTATCTTGTGTTCCATATCTGGCCATTGAAGAACAATGAACAAATTTAGGAACTCCGGATTGAATAGCCGCAGTTATAGCATTCACAGCAATTTGCGTTGTGTTCTGAACAATTAATGATGGAGAAAAAACCGAGAGGCCTTCATATGCTGTGCACGCTGTATGATATACAACATCACATCCGGCCATCATATTTTTTAATTTAGTAAAATCTATCAAATCTTCTTGGTAGAATTCTACTTCATCCGGAACATTATCTCGATATCCACCCAATAGATTATCAATACCCGCAACTTGATATCCTTTAGATAAAAATGCATCAGCCAAATGTGATCCTAAAAAACCGGCCACGCCAGTAATAAAAACTTTTTTTATTGCCATTTTGTTCCCTCAAAATCTAACCAATATGTTGTCATTTTGCCTTTTCCTTCTAGTAGATAAAATGGTAAAGTGTGAATTAATCCTCGACTGGATCCATAGTATAACAGGTCTTTAGGTCCTTTGTCAAGAGCCCAAGCGAAATGGCTTGAACCTGTATCGCCACCCACAAATATTTCAGCTGTTGTGATGTGGTAATAGTTTTGTACAAAATTAGTAGAATATCGCCAACCATCAAACGGACATCCTTCTGTAGGCTCACCTTTTTTACAAATTATTTTTTCGTAATCTTTATATTCTTCCGTAGAAAATTTTTCAATAATTTGTTTATATACATTTTCTGGCCAATTGCGCCATTGATTGTAAGGAGCATCAAATAATGGAAATACTGCAATCTTCTTTTCCATTGGTGCATTGTTTGGTATTTTTATCAAGTCACCAGATATATCTCTGAAATCCCAAACATTGACTTTTCTCCAAGGTAATGATTGTTCACCCGGTTCTGTTGAAAAATAGTTAGTCATCTTCAACATTATCTCATAAAATGTTTGACAATGTGTGTCAGAGCTAACATTACCTGGCTTCAAGTGGAATTGAATTAGTGGATTGTTGTTAACTTTTCGTATGTGCTCTAATACATTAGCAACGCCAATCATGTCACCATTACGAACTGTACCAAAGGTGCCTGCTTCAATATTAATAATCATAATAGTGTTTGCAATTCATTTGCATGAACAAGTTTAGCTTTTCGATTCAAATAGAAATGTTTTTCAAATATTTGATTGATGTTCTTGCCATTATCCCACGATACATCATCACCAACTCTAAATTCTGGTTTCCAATCTTCTGCTTTCCAAACACAATATAAAGGAACATTACATAGGTCAGCGAGCATACCAACACCAGTAAAGTTTGTGATAAATGGCTTCTTTAAATTTTTAATAATGTAAGCATTCTCCAACATTGGCCGATTAAAATTAAGAAACTCACAATCTTTTAAATGTGATAGTATATGAGTTTCTCTGCGGTCATCAATATTACCCACCGCCCAGCGGTCACCAACATAATATGCATCTTTCACAGTAATATTATATTCTGGTGTTTTTACTGTGAAATCATCATCAACTTTAAATAACATTCTGTATTTGTCATTCAACCAATTTTCATAACGACAAGTTTCTATTGGTCTATTCGGATCTTTTTTATCCTCTCTAATTGGCCATGAACTTAAATTAATGACATCACCATACATAAACAATTCGTCATCAAAAGAAACATCAGTAAATAAATCTTGATAAAGTAAAAATTCTTTAATGCCATTAAATTTACGCATTTCACTTTTAATCACAAGATCAAATTTAGCAACATCTTTACTTATACCAGCCAAAACAGGCATGGCATTTAAAAAATCACCTAGATTAGAGGTACCACTAACAAATATTTTCATTCAGCAAATTCCTTAAAGGCAACAAACCAGTCCGATTTAGAAACTGGATGTAATTCAAACAATTCTGGTTTTTGTAGATAAGACATTAATAGTAATGTTTGGTCGTCATCAACTAAATCATTTTTAAGTAACTCATTTATGCTATGATACACCATTTTTTCTAGTGTTGGCCACATTTCTTTTCCTGCAACAATACACGGGCCTGTTACATGAACATCATTGTTAAAAATAACATCACTAATATATGTGTTGGGTGTCCACTCTTTAATATTGAAGAAATGTATTTTATTTTTATCAAAAGGATATTTCCATTTCTTAACACCATTGAGTGTTGATTCTTCTCGGCAATAACCAAAATCCATCCATGCAACAAGGTCGGTGGTAATTAAATTATTCTCAATTGCTTTTGAAATGAAAGAGGATTTCAATGCATTGACAATAACATAGTCAGCATTCCAATACTCTGGATTGCGATTTTCTTTAAGATTAATTTTACTTTGATATTCAGGATTTTTTTGTACCTTTGAAACTTTTTCTCTTAGTTCTTGAAAGTTATTTTCGAAATCAACTGTGAGTATATCGGTAACTCGGTCTTGCCTTAAAAATTTAATATCATTGACGAATTCTTTTGATGTGTATACAACCATAGGATTTTCTAATTTAGCCATGTGACCAAATCTTTGTAGGTATGTTTGATTTGTTCGATGTAGATAGTGTGGTAAACCTTTATCTGGTGTCCAGTCACCACGGCCAATATCAAAGAAGGCAGTTACAATCGTTATGTCGTTCATATCCAATAATATTTTTTATAGTTATTAACAATTTCTATTTTTTCTGGTTGTTCATTTACAAATTTATCATAATCATAACCATCGTTTTGATGGTGATGAGTATCTGTCATATAAGGATTTACTGAATAATTCTTACCGCATAAAAAATAATATACAACCATATAACAATCCATATAACCCAAAGGATTATATTTTATTTGAAACCAATCATGATTTTCTTTAAACCACTCAACCACTCTGTCATAATTGTTTAAGAAAGTTGAAACTTTAAATATAGAACCTCCACCACAACCATACTGATCAGTTAAAGGTTTCGTGCCAGAAAAAGATTCAATACTATCTATAATGAAATCAGGAATCACATTTCCAATACGAATATCGTGGCCTACCATTTCCCAATCATCTTCTATTGTAATTTGTTTTTTAATCCAAACATCATCTTCCATCATCATTATATGTGATGTGCCACATTTTTGGCAAGCTAGTTTAAATCTTTCTAACCACAATAATAATTTTTCTAAGTTATAACTAGGATATCCCACTTTGGTTCTAAAAGGATAGTAATCACAATTATTGTCGATTGCAATATCAGATAAATCATCTGCATTATCTGATCCCAAAAAGTAATAGGCATCAGGATAATATTTTCTCACATTCTCTACCATTTTTTCGGTAGACAATTTTTTACCAGCTGAAGCAAGATGACAGAAAGAAATATCAGGCATATCTCACCACAAACATAATAGAATCACTCATATTGGAAATTTCACGAGCATCAATAATCTCATGCACCATATTATCAGGAACCAATTTAATATATTCTTCAGTCCATTCCATTTGTGCAATATCTTCAATAACAAATACTCCGCCAGGATTTAATTTGGACAAATAAATTGACAATGATTGTAAATGACTTTCTCTTGTATGTGGTCCGTCATCAATGATAATATCAAAGTTAGATAGTGTTTCAGCAAACTCTCTCCGATAACCATCAGCATAAGTTATATTGATTCTAGGAAATTTTGCACAATTTTCTTTTGCGCCAAAATCCATAGGATCTACACCGTATATTTGAGCTTTGGTGAAATACTCATGAAATACTGCAAGTCCGCCTCCACGATGAACTCCAATTTCCAATAATTTAATTTCTTTATCTTTATAGTTTAGAAATTCTTTATCATAAAAGGCTGTGCAATAGCGGTGGTTGAATTCTTTATCTGTGCCAAATTCATAGTGTGTATCATTGCGCCAATTGTTTTCAACCATAATATCAACTAAAGATTTCATTATTTTCTTTCAATGAGTGTCATGCCGTTATTGTTTGTTCTTCGTTCAACTAATTGCCATTCTGGATGTGTAAATAGAAATTCATCGATTGCGGGCCAAACTCCTCTTTCTCCGCCTTGTCCTCTATCACCAAATAATGTGGTATCGTGAAAGAAAATATATTTTTTAACTTTATGTGCATGTAATGCCAATTCCTGAACAACTTGTTCATATGAATGATAACTATCGACCAAAAGAACATCAGTAGGATCAATATTAGCTTCTAATGTACTCTGTACATGAAGTGTCACATTTCTTCCGCCAGCGATGGCCGATTTAAAATAAGCACCTGTTTCTGGATACACATTAATGTCATAACTGTGCATTTCAATATCTTGTCGTAAAAAACCTCTAGTACTTTGTGCATATCCTACACCAAACTCGGTTGCATGTTTACAACGAGAAGCTATTTGTGAAATCCAAGGCAGGTGTTCATGTATATCTGTATTTCTCACACAAGCTTCTTGGTATTCTTTTTCAAAATTCATTATTCGGTTCTAAAAGTAATTAAATCTTCTTGTTGGTATTTTTGTTTAATGTATTCTTTCCACACAGGCACTCGGTCATATTGATGTACGATTGCAAATGGCTCACCCAAAGATGTTTTAACAACACCATCTTCAAATTTTGGTTCTGGTTCTAATAGATGTGGTCTGAATGATTCAATTTTAGACGGATCAACGGTAGTACCAGCCTGACAAGCCCATCCATCCAGTTGTACAGCAAAACGAGTTATATCTTTAAATGGTTGTGTTTGAATCAAAACATTATATACAGCCTGGTCACAAATAGGAATAGGCCTGTTGATTGCATTAAATAAAATATTGAAAACCATATCTTTTACATATTCAGAAACGCCACCAATGGTTCCAACATTGTATATTTCGTTATTTTTGAACTGCTCAT